AAGGTGCCCAAGAAACCTAAGCCCTCGGATGGCCCACCCTCGTGCAAGCACTGCAAGCGCACGTGGAAGGAACTCAAGATGTACGGCACTGAAGGTGCTGCCATGAAGAGGAAACTCCACAACGTGAAGTGCGACGCGCGTGAGGAGTCCAGCGAACGGCCCTAATCAGGCCCAGCCCCACGAGGGGGCTTTATAAATGCTCGGACCCTGGTCCCAAACCAGGCATGGTGCGACGGGGGCTGCGCCTTCACCACGTGTATCAATAGAAACGTGGTGATTGCGTTTGCCTTCGTGCGCATACACGGCAAAAATTGGTTGCTATGCCCTCAGTCTTGGGGAGGGCATTTCGTAAAATTTTCAAGACAACGACCCATAGCCATGGAACCCAAAAAGAAGAAGCAGACCAAGAAGTCCCCACAAGATAGAGAGCTCCAAGCCCTCAAGTCCCAAATGGCGACAATTGCCAAGCGTCTCAGCGAACAGGCCCCCGCTGCTGTCTCAGGCAGCAATCCTGCGTCAAAATCCAAGCCCAAGTTCACAGGCTCTGCTAAGGGCTGTGTACTCATCGAGCACCGTGAGGTGTTCGTCTGGCCCATCGGAACGGCGAGTTACGCCATCGATTCGGCGACGGTCAATCCCGGTCATTCCATTGTTTTCCCATGGTTGTCCAAGGTTGCCCAGCGCTTCGAGGAGTACCGGTTCAGGTATCTTCGTTTCCGTTACTATCCACGTTGCGGAACCGGCCAGGCGGGCGAGATTGTCATCGGTTTTGACCCCAAGTCAGGTGACCAGGCCCCGCAGTCTCTGCAGATCCTCAACACCTACCACATTCGTGCCCAAGGCCCTCAGTGGAAGGAACATGTGTTGAACATCCCGCGAGATGTGCTGAACGGCACGGGCAGACGGCGTTTTGTGACGCCCGGCGCTCCTGCTGACCTTTCTGTTCGAAGTCTCTACGACGTCGGCAAAATCCTCTTCGCAAAAGATGGATCTTCACCCTCTGGCGCCATCATCGGCGAGATCTCTGTTGAGTACGGCGTTGAACTGTATGTTCCGACGACCGATCCGGACGGAGGCACCAGTGCGGGGTGGGCTCGCTCCAACGGAGGTGAAACTGCGGCTGCCCCTTATGGCAGTGCGCCCACCTACGGCGGTAATGTCATTGATGATGTCAGTGTCAACACCGTGTTCTTTCGCAACCTCCTCCACAACTTCACCCAGGACGTGTACTACACCCTGTGGGCCAGTGTTGTCGGTACCGGGATCACCAGTCTCAGTGCCACGGGGGGCGGCGGAGGTTCAGTGAGCAATGTCCTGACGACCATCAACGGAGGTGCAACAGTGCTCCAGTATCACGGTCGCTTCAAAAGTGGTGAGTCGGGGTTCGTGCAATGGACCTTGGCTGCCTCGACAGTGACCGAGTTCAAGACTCAGCTTCTTCTGGATTCGTCCAGCCAGTCGTTCTAAACGGC